AGGACATTTTTAATGCCCTTCATGTTGGAGCGGATAAAGTGCTGAATATCTTACAGCCTACCCAGAAAGTTTTACTGTTTTCTGACCTGGTGTATGAGAATTACATGACCTATTTGGAGGGCCTGGGAACAGAACGGGCGCAACTGCAATTGGAGAACGGGCAGAGCCTTTACACTTACCGAGGTATTCCAATCCTTTCAATGGGATGGGATGTGCACCTGGATGCTGATTTTCCCCATGCAACGGGTGAACTTTATGCAAATCCACACAGGGTAATTTATACCTCAACGGATAACCTGGTACTGGGTATTGATTCCATGAACCAGTTCAACGAAACCAGTAAAACTTTCTGGGTAGGCTGTAAGATATTCAGCACTTTATCCGCTCCAACATGAAGGGCATTAAAAATGTCCTCAGATTCACCGGAGGCAAGGGCCGTTGGTGCTGTGTTGGCTGTGGTTGCTGCATTGGTTCCGGTAAGGTCACCTGTTACGGCTGCACTCGGAACCGGGGTTGGTGTTGGCTGTCCTGCAACCGCACTTGTGAAAATTAGTGTAGTTGTTCCGGTCAGGGTAATACCCCTCAATGCCAGGGCTGCCGCATGAAGGGCAACAAAATTGGCACTTGTTACGGCAATACTGGTTGCGAAGGTGGCCAGGTAATCTACGCCTCCAACGGCAACATTACAGGTTCCCGATGTTCCGGTAAGGGTAACGGTATCCACCTGGGCAACGGCTCCATCTGCCACAACTTTGCGGAAAATTTGATCTGCCGTTGGGGTTGCGGATGCATTGGCCATAAGTTTGTACAACATCCCACCATCAACGATTGAATTATAATCCAAATCGGCTGTACCGTCAATTACCCCGGAGGTAACGGTTTCCTTATTGGGATCATCCAACCAGAATTTCCGGTAAACATCGGAGGCAACCGCATTGCGGTAAATCTGAATTATAATGTCTTTCAACATTGTTTCATCCAGGTTGTTCCAGTCATCGGTTCTCAACCCCTGCTCGAAAACAGTTTGGTAAAATTCCAGGGCATCATCTGCCGCCTCTGCTTTCAGTCGGTACGTGGTTAACGTCCTCTGGGTATAGGTCGTTCCGGCTGCACCGTTAAAACCTTTTGCATACGCTTTCAACAATTTTGATGCTGCACCAAAATAGTTGAGTTTTTGGGAAGATTGCACATTAGGAATCACTCTTACACCCTGGGTTTCCCAAGGCTGTTTCCCGATGAACATTGGCTTCAAGAAATATTCAAGATTTTCTTTGCCTCCCCAAGTGATCGAACTTGTGATAAACATTGCCATAATTTCTGCTTTTTTGTGTTATATATAAATGATTCCTATGAATGTACGTTGGTCATTTCCCCCCGGAGGTTGGCCAGGTCATTTTTCAATGCCTTTTGCTCTGGGTTCAGGTTGGTTTCGTCCGGGTCTTCCAACCCTTCCGGCCCTTCTACCCCTGTGGATTTCCCGTTGAGTTTGGTTAGTTTCCCTTCCAGTTCAACAATCTTATCCGCTTTGGTTTTGTTCTCTGCGGTAAGGGTTTCCACCTGGGCCGTAATGGTGGCCTTTTCCGCTGTCAGGGTTTCCACCTGGGTAACGGCTTCCTCGTTACTTTCGATGGCATCCAGGGCAGTTTGAAACGCTGTGAGTTTTGCGTTCAGTTCTGCCGGGGCAACCAGTATTTCACCGTCTTTGGCAACTGGTGTTTCCTTACCTTCATCACCTTCTTTGGCTTCTGGCTTGATTAGGTTTGTGATGAAAGTTTTTAATTCATCGAACATACCCTTTACGGTTTTTGTTTCTTCGGTCATAATATTTCGGTTTATAAAATTGTCCGGTATCCCCGCAATCCCCAGGTTCTTTAATACTGCGGGTTCGTTAACACACGCTGCCATTTTCATAGGCTCAAAAACATGATCAACAAATAAATTCTCCCTGGCTTCATCCGCATCCAACCATTTCCCGGCACCTTCATTTTCTTCCATTAACCTATCAACGATATAATTGATGGCACCCCGCTTGATATAAATATCCCGGATACGTGCATCAACCATATTCAATTGTTCAATCCTGGTGGAAAGTTCGTTTGCATTGAACCCGCCCAACATCATCAAACTGGGTTTGTGGATAAGGAATAAACTGTTGCTTGAAATTTCTCTACGGTCACCCGCCATTGCAATTACTGTGGCAATGGAGGCGGTAAAACCGTTAACCCTGGTAATAATTTCTGCCTTGTTTTGGGCCAACATATCATAAATGGAAATGCCATGATTTACATCCCCACCGTATGAATTAATATTTACAATTATTTTGGATGCCTGAGTTTGGCCGATGGCCTTTAACTCGTTTCGCATTTGCTCCTTTGTGTTGATTGCCCCGTCTTCTTCTTCGTCCCAAAAACTGCCACCAATGATTCCTTCAATGTTAATTTCAACCTCCAAATCTGATTTGGCAACTATGGTCATCCAGGGGGATTCATTGATAATTCTGTCCATTTGTTATGCTTTAAAACACAATTGTAACGTATTCGCTTTCAGTCGTTTGGCCGTTCTCCGTGGTAAGGTGTTACCCCTCCGGTTGAACCGTTCGCTCTCATATGAGGCTACAAAGGGCCTTCAACGCCATTTAGGATATTGTAAATCTATGGGATATATTAAAGCGAAACGCCCCAATATTTTACGGAAAAAGTTCGTTCCCCTCGGTAATTATTTTCTCTACGGTGGACAGGGAAACGGCCCATTTTTCGGCCAGGTGAATTTTCAATTCTGTCTTTCTTTTGATCATCTGTTTGGCCTGGTATTCATCCCGGATCAATACCCGCCTGGCCAAATCTTCCCTGATCAATCCAATATCAAACAGGGTTTCCGTGGTGGCTTTTTCTATGTTTAAATTATCCTTAATGTAATCCCCGGTACGGTCACGGATATTTATCATAATTCTGCCGTTTCGTTAATCACTTCCAGTTCATCTTCCGCCCGGTGCAACTCATTTACATTTTGAGTTACCTTGATGTTTCTGAATAGGTCAACCATATCGCCACCCCCGTTTAGATTGGTAACGGATGGATCAGGAACACCCACAACCCCGCCCCCGGCAAATCCAGGAACCCCGGCTTTGCGTAAAACGTCTGGGCCACCGATGGCCAACTGTTGCCTGGTATTCAAAATGGCTTCCCCAGGTTTCACCAGGGCCAGGGTATTATCCCCGGATTTTGGATAACCTGGCATTTCTGAACCGCTCTGCACAACTCCCCCTTCCTCAAATTCCTGTTTCTTAATGGTGGATAATTGGACGGCTCCCGCTGCCGCTGTAATCCCTGCCAGGATAAAATTCAATGGTGGTGCCGCACTTCCCAGGGCCTTAATTACTCCCTGGGCAATATTGATAATGGAGGTAACGATTGCCAGGGCTTGTTCCCGTTTGGCATATTTGCGTTCGATTTCCTCCCGCTTTTTCGCATTGTCACCAACTGCGGAAAGTTCTTTTTCTTTCTGGGCCTTGAAAATATCTGAAAACTGGCCTGTAATATCTGATGCAATGGCCAACGATTTGGAAATTATTGCCAGGGTATCTTCCCAGTTTTCCATTTCAATACCCAAACGCTTCCGGCCACCATCCGCCTTAATCTCTGTAAGGTCGGTTTCCAATTGTTCCGCTGCCAACCTGGTTTGCTCATCAATCTGGGCCTGGGTCATTGTAATATTCTCCTGGGCCGCTTCAATGATTTCCTGTTGTGCATCAAAAAATTCCTTGGTAATATCCCCCTTTTGCAACCGCTCTTTTAATCCTTCCAGGGTAGTTGCAAGTTCCTGGTAATCGGCAATGGCTTCTTCTTTTAACAAATCCCTGGCAACCTGATCTTTGTTAAACTCCGCCAATCGTATTTCAGATTCCAATTGCAGGGTACGTTCCAACTGGTCAACTTTTTCTTCCTGCCCTTTGGCTTCCTCCGCCTTAACCGCTTCCAGGCTTTGTTTTAAAATGTTTATCCGCTCCGCTGCAATTTTTTCTTCCGCCTTTATTACTTCGCCCCCGGATTGCTCCAATGCCTTTGCCGTTGCCCCCGCTGTATCGGAAATATATTTTTCCCGCTCCCGCTGTGCCTCATCTGCAATTTTTTTCTCCGCCCTGGCTTTTTCCTTTGCTGCTTTTTCCGCTGCCGCAATTTCTTCCTTGGTCTTTTTTTCCAGGGCCTTTGCATCTTTTTCCGCCTGTTCCGCTGCCGCATCTTCACGGGCCTTTTGTGCATCCGCTTCCCTACGTTTGGCCACATCAATTTCATCCTGGGCAATCCGTTCCGCTGTCGCTTTGGCAATCTCTGTTTCCTTCTTTGCGGTTTCCTCTTTACGCCTCAGATATTCTTTGGCCAGGGCAACCCCTTCTTTTTTATTCACCCCCTGGATCAATGCAAAATCCGCTGCATATTTTTCCGGGTCTAATAGGCCCCCGGTGATGGCTTCCTGTTCCTCAAAATACAATAGCATCTCGGAAAAATGGGTTCCCCTCCGGTTATCCAGGGCCTCCATTAAATCGAATGAACGTTTCAGTTCGTTATCCGTTTGGCGGTTGAATTTCTTTAGGGCAATATCCAGGTTCCCCAGTTCCAGGGTGAAATCCTTTAACCCCTGTACGATGAACCGCAACCCGCCCCCGGCCTTTAGTTTCAGAATAAACCCCTCCCAGGCACTTCCCAGGGCCTTAACGTCACCCGCATAGGAATCCAGTTTGAGTTTAACCATTTCATCCAGTTCATCCCTGGAATCCACAACCGCATCCTTTAATACCTTAACATCTTCCGCCCCGGCCAGGAATTTGGCGAAGGCTGCAACGCTCCGCTTATCGGTAATCTCCAACGTTTCATTCAGACCAATACCCGCATCATCCAGGGTAATCAATCCCTCAACCAGTTCATCCAGGGTGCCAACAGAACCGCCCAACTTCTGGGCCAATGCTCCGTTTGCATCTGCCAGGTTCAGTAAAATATTCCTGGTGGCTGTCGCTGCTTTGGATGCATCAAAACCCGCATCCCGTAAACGGCCAGTAAGGGCAATGGTATCTTCCAGGGTAAAACCGTATGCTTTGGCAACTGGGCCAACGGTTCCCAGGATTGTTTCATAGTCGGCAAACGCCAATGCGGATTCCGTTGTTCCAATGGCCAGGGCTGCAACCGCCTGTTCCGTTTCCAGGGTATCCAGGCCAAATGCCCGAACGGCAATACCCGCTGTTTTGGCCGCTGTTCCCAGGTCTGCTTCAACCGCTGTGGCAAATTTAATTACCCCTGGGGTTGCATCCGCAATCTCTGCCGCTGTGAATCCCAGTTTGGCCAGGGAAATTTGAAGTTCCGTAACCTCGGTGGCTGTAAATATCGTAACGGCTCCCAGTTCTTTTGCCTGTTCGGTCAGTTCTTCAATTTCCTCCCTGGTGGATAATGTTACGGCTGCCAATGATGCTGTTGCGGAGTCGAAATTTCCCGTTACTTGTACCAGGTCTTTCATTACCCTGATTAGGGCAGTAAACCCCACCAATCCGGCTGCCATGCTTTTGAAGGATTGGACAATGCCCCGGCCATATTCACCAACCAGGGTTTTGGAACCGCTCATTGAACGGTCAAAATTCCGGATGGATGTTTTATTTTTGTCAACCTGTTTCTGGATTTCGGCAAATCGTTTTTTCCCGGTGGCTGTGGCCAGGTTCAGTTTGTTGGCCTCCTTAATCAAAAGGCTCGTTTCCATCCTGAGATTTTCCATTGAACCCTTTGTTCCCAACATCTGGGTTGCAAGGTTCCTATCCGCTTTGGCCAGTTGGGTTTTGGAAACCCGCAACTCGGTTTCCTTTAGTTTAACTTTCCTTAGAATCTGCTCGTATTTTTCCTGGGAAATGTTGCCTTTATCCAAATCCTTTTTGGCTTTCTTCCGGGTTTCGGTAAGTTTCTGCAGGGCAGCATCAATATTATTAATCTCCTGGGCCACCTGGCCCCTGTCCTCAATATCAATCCTGAAACTATAAATCTTGTCTGCCATGATGTTTACATTTTCTGTATGAACTCCGCCTGTACCCGGTCACCATCGGTAATTATTTTCGAGCAAATAAATAACATATCCACCCCCTCAATATTCAATTTGTACGTTGCCCTGAACCCCTCGTTTGCCGCTGTTCCTACAACGGTCATGAATTTCATAATCTCAACCGGGGAAAGTACCAGGGTAACGGTAACAATTTTATTTTTCTCCACCCGGTTCCAATCCTTCAACAAATAATCATCGTACATATCTGCCATATCTGGGGTAACGGCCTGGGGAAATGTGGTGTAATTTGCCGGGGTTGTATCGTTAATGTTTGCCAACCAATCCCAGTTGCCACCCCCCAGGGCTGTCATTCCTTTCCACTCAAATATCCTGGGGTTCCAACTGGATGCCCTGTTTGCCGGGTATGCCCTGGATGAAGAAACAAAATCAGCACTCCCGAAAATTCTGGGCATCCTGTCAATTAGCCAATGGCCAATTTGTGGCATTGATCCGGTTGGGGTTGGTGAAAAAATATTGTTCTGGTGTTCCGTTGTGCCTGGCTTCATATATTCGCTGTCCAGGGTAATGATTTTTTGGAAGGGAACCCCGTTTGCCGCAACCTCGTTTGTATATGCTTTGTCGCTCGTATCCGGGTTGTAATGTAGTTTATGGATTTCCTTGTAACTGGCCGCAATTATTTCCTGTTTCACCCCCTGGGAATAATCAATTTTATCCGTCCAATCCACAACTGTACTGCCGTAAAAATCGTTACTGGTTTCAATGTAAATACGTCTGTTCATCCTGTCCACAAAAAACCGTAATCCAAACGCTTCCTTTAATCCTTTCAGAAATGAAACCGCCTCAATTTCTGGTATCAGTTCTGCCGGGTTAATGGTTTCCCCGTATCCAGGTAACAGGTTTTGCCCATCCCAAACGGCCTTCAAATATGAACCCGAACTGGTTAACATAACGCTGATTTGGGCCTGTTGGGTAACCGGGTCTACATTTGTTCCACACGCTTCCAACCTGGCAATATAAATATCAATATAATCCCCTGCCGTTAATGGAATGTATCCGGTATCCAGGGTGAAATATGGGTTGCTGTCCAGAATATGGGGTGAACCATGGGTTTCCGCAACGTATGATGCCAGGGTAACAGAACCGTTTTTTCGTATCCGCCAACTCAGGTAATTATCCGTTACGTTCCACCTGGAAATTGAATCATTGATTTCGCTGTCTACCCTTATCCCTGCCTGGAATCTGTACGTTCCTGTTTCCGGTGCTGTATATCTGTGGGTTGATACGCTGTAATCGCTGCCCTCGTCCTCAACTTCGCCATCCATTACCAAAACGTGGCTTCCCAGGTTAACGCAACCCCAACCAAATGCCCCAATATTTTGATAAGCAATATTATCCGTTCCGCTGTTGACATATGCATGCATTGCCTTCCCGGTAAGAAATGAATCATCTGCCGTTTTTGACTGGCTCATAAGATACAACGCCTGGCCAAATGTGGTATGAAAAAACCCGGCTGTATCCAGGGTGTACCCAGATTCCAAAAACAGTTTAGAAACAATATCCTGAATGTTCCACATGGGCCAAAATTCACGGGTGTAAACCTTTGATCCACCTGTTCCATAATCCCCGCTTTGCAACTCGGCAAAATTAATCATGGGGTAACGATAAAATGCCCCGGCTGCCGCTGTCCAACTGGTTGAAACGTTGCCCTGGATTAGTGTATGGGTATCCCCTGACCAATCCAAATCATTTATATTTATCCCGGAAATATCGTTTACCCAGTCTGAACCCTCAATTATTGCCCTGGCTTCATTTCCTTCAACGGATAATATTCTGAACTTCCCCCGTATAACCTCCATGCCATTCACAACCAAACGGGCCGTTTCGGAAACCTCCGCCCGGCTCCGCACATCATCCACAAACCCCAGGATTGAACGGTTCGTTTTGGTCAGGGGAATGGCCAGGGTATAAGATTTTACGCTGCTTCCTATTGCCGGGTCACGGTAATCATTTACCTGTCTTTTAATATTTATTTCAGCATTAAAATCCAACAGGTCAAGACCAATATACAGTTGTGTTTTACTCATAATATTCTATGTCAATACTGGATTCAAACAGTTCGTTCCTATCCCCAACAATCACATTATCATCAATTACGGTAACCTCTTTATACCCGCTCGTTTCATCTTCATCATACATCCAAACATCCTGTTCCGTATAGGTCATTTCGTGTAACAATCTTCGGGCCGCCTGGGTTTCAACCAGGGTTCGCAATTTCAACCTGGTACGCTTGAATGCATTTAGAACTTTTCTGATCCGGTTCAGGTTTTTGTAATAGGTTTTCTCCGCCTGGCCAGATTCCGTATGTAGGCCCCTAAATAAAAACTGTTCATCCCCCAGGGCACCCACAAAGTTTACCAGTTTCATATTTGGGAAACATCGCTGTTCCATTGGTACAACTGTATAGGCCCCGGAGTAAATTATTCCACCCCCGTTTATAATACAGTCAATTCCTACGGAAACGGTTTCATCACCGGAATCGAAACCGGGTGCCGAAACATCATTTACGGTAAACATTCCCCAACCTACATTTGGCAGATCATTTTTCTGATATGATCCAAAATCACCAACCACTTTTGAACGGATGTATGCACCAACGGCCAACGTTAACACCCTCAATTCAAATCCCTGGTCAGGTTTGAAAAATGAATCTTCCGCCCTGGAAAGGTTCTTTTTCCCTCCGGGGAATGCCTGTAGAAAATCGGAAAATGATTCACCCGCCCGTACCTGGGCAGGAACAAACAGGCCACAATCTGACCATTCAACATCTGCTGTTGTGGTAACATCACTCGCATTTTCATAAACTTCTTCAAACTTGATATGATAATAAACACCTGGGTTGTTATGGAAATCGGTAATCTTTCTACAAAAAGAAGTGAAAGCGGTTCCCCCGGCTGCACCCCAGGATTTGAAATGCAAACGTGGAATTGAACTTGTAACATGGGCCATCATGAAATAAATATGGTTTGGTGTCATCTTATCCGCTGACAACCCCTGATATTCCACTTTACAATCCAGGCTTGTACCCCCGGTATTGGTATCCAATCCCAGGTACGCTTCACCCCCTGCCCCGGCTGAATCGTTATATCCATTCTCACAACAAACCACAAAAATATCACCCGGAACCATACTGCCAATATCATTTGAATAAGCACTTGCCGCCCCGAATGATGCCCATGAACTTATTGTCCTGCCGGACGTTGAAAATGTGAAATATGAACTACTGTAATTTGTCCAACTGGTTAACAGTTCTGAACTTATTGTTGGTTGGTTGAATGTGGTTCCGCCCCCTGGTGGCACATCGCATTTCCCCACAAACGAATTTAGCACATCATAAAAATCCCAATTGTCCAATCCTTTGGGCTGTTCCAAAACGGCAACGGCTTCCGTTTGGCCCCCTATGTAAATGGTTGCCCGTACCCTCAAATTCTGATAACTGGCCCCCTCTGTTAAGGAAGTGACTGCCGTTGCAACTGGGTTGTTCGTTATGTTCTCAGAAGGGAAACCGGATAATGTAAGTGCCATATCAAATCTGTTTTATATGCTTTGTGATAACTGATTCAAATTCTGTTCTCATGTACTGGGTGTAAAACTGCCGGATGTATGCCCCCAATTTCGGTTGCGCTTTTATGATGGCATCCGTTACCCACTCGGTACGTTTCCCGGTGGATGAATATTGGTATGATCCGCCCGTAGGCATCCCCTCCCGCTTCTGGGTATGGGCAATGGCAAAGGCAATTGATTTGGCTTGTGTTAATTCTGTTACGGCCATCCGTTGTTTAACGAATCTTATCAGGTCCTCAATATACTTTGAAGATTTGGCCCCGCTCCCAGGTGAGAAAGGAATATTTGCGGCCTCAACGCCCCTATCAATGAACGTTCCATACGGGTACATTTTTCCAATAATTGAAGTTCTGCCCAGGTCACGTTCAATCAGAAATTCCATTTCCTCAACAATCTTTCCATTCATGTAATGCCCCTGGGCTTTCCACTCATTCAGTAATGCTTCTTTCAGGATTACTTTTATAGGTTCTATTTGCGCATTTGTGATTGCCATTTTCCTATGGAGTATAACACCATAATTTCAAAGTCACATTGTACCGGATACCCATTTCACGTTCCAGGCTGAACAAACCCCCTGGGAAGTATTCAAATGGCACTTCCCTATTGTTCTGAACGGTTATGTTACCATCCTGTTGAAGTGCCGTTAAATAGGCTAAAAAGGCGGTTTCCAAATCATCCCAAACCAAATGCCTGTTCACAACATCCGCTTCCGGTGCCACATCCCCCAGGCACCAACAATTTAGGGTAATGATTTTTTCCATATCACCCCCCAGGTTCTGGGTTCCTGTCATGTTATTGAAATCCCACAATACAATTGGATAGGATTTTGAATCACCGTTTCGGTTCATCGCACTTAGGTAATCGAATATTATTTGTGCAATCCCTTCCGTTTGTGCCGCCACCAGTTTTATTCTCAATTGCTCTAAGGTCATTTTTCCTCTGGTTTAAAAGTTTGTTCAAATAATGCCTCCCAGGGTTTGTTAATTCCCGGATACATAATGCCCCTTTCAGGTGTTCCAGTATTTCAATCTCTGCCCTGAGTTTAACCAGTTGGCAATTTCGGTGCGGTAAGTTCACGGTATCGGTTTTGCGCTCGTAAATAACTCAGGTAATTTATGAACTCGTAAAGGTTTAAATTCTCCACATCCGTAACCGATCCGTAACCACCATCCTGGGCAACCTCATACAACATTCCCCGCCAACCGAAATCCGCTAAACCAGATTCTTTAACCGCCCCGGAAGAACTTCCACCACTCTTTTTGAATACTCTTGGATAAAGTTCTGGTATTTTCCAAGTTGCCTGTAAATGCAAAAAAAAACCCTCCAAACTTCCTCCATTGACAAATCCATAAAAAGTTTCTCCCGTTCCAGGGTTCCGGCCTCGCTGTATTCCGTTTCCTCTGGTCTGCAATAGATGGCAACGAACATTGGCAGCCTATCCGCTGCCCCCTCTGCCATGTGCTGTAAGGCAACCTGAATATCCGATGCCTCGGTAAATGTTATGGCCCGTTCTCTGCCCAGGGGTATGGATTCACCATAAACTTTCAAATCCCTGGGTAGGTAATACACCACATCATTCAAAACGAAACTGGTTTTATATGGCGGGTCATACATTTCCAATTTCCCATTGACGAGATGAACCGGATACCTGGCAAAACTGGAATAGATAAAATGGCGCAAATGGGTGTTAAAAAACTGCTCCCTTAATGCACCATCAACCCTATCAATTATATCCTGTGGCATATCGGTAAGGCAACCCATAACCTTTCCGAAATAGTCCGGGAAAATCTTGTGGGTTTCCGCCACCCCAATAACATCATTCGCCTTTTTGTATGCCTCATCATCTGGCGGGTCTGCTGCCGATGCAAACCAAAGGTTCCGCAACTTTTCGGGAATCTCAATTTCGCATAACTCTATGAATTTACTCAGGGTCATTTCCCCCCAATCCTGGGGTGCATGATATTCAATTTCGTCAATGGTCAGGGTTATCATTCTACCTCATGGATTTAATGAAATTCATCTTCATCACTTCCATACGTTTCCGGTGCATGAAATAAATCCGGTACGGTTTGCCGCTGTTCCGCTGCTTTGATTCCACTTTGGCCAGGGTATCAATCAGGTCATCATATTTTTTCAATATGGCTTCCGGGTTGGCCAATTTGGCATTCATTTGAACTTTCAACTCCCGCTTCTTTTCTGGTTCGGGCCTGGTTGCTTTGGGTGCTGCTTTTTTGGTTGGTGCTGCTTTCTTTGTAGCCATGATATAAATTTTTAATTATTAGATTTTGGTAAGTTAAGTTATTCCGGTGTATCTATTCACGTAAACTTTTTACGTATGATCAATCCTATCTTTTGAACTTCGCAAAACTCCGCTCTGTTCCGCCCGTTTCAGGCCCAACAAAATGCGCCTTTCTTCCAGGTAATCCGCTGCATTTTTTGACACCCGGATAACGATATTGGGAAGGCTCCACAACAAAACAAATTCCTGGTCAGTCAGGGTTTCAAATCTGCCCTTGTTTATGTAGGTTTCCTTTTCTTCAACCAGGTCAGGTATTTTACGGAAGATAGATTTTACTAACTCCTGGTGTAACTCGCTCAACCTGGCAACCCGTTTATCAAATTCACTCTGGTTTATCTTTTCCATCTGATTTTTTTGATTTGTATCCAACATAAAATTCATCTACTTCCAACAACATTGCATCCGCCCTGGCCTCCGCTGTTACCCCGTCAACTTCCCCTTCAAAACGAACGGTATCTTCAAAACGTTGCCCGGCTTCTGAATAAACGAAAGTAATATTCCATTGGGTATGCGGCACCTGGGTTTCATCTTCCAATTGTTCCGTCCAATTAACCCGGTGCTTAAAATACCTGACTATGTTTGTAACAAGTATCCGCACATCCCCCACCTGTAAAAAATTCCCAATCTGTTCCATAATTTTTGTTTTACAAATTACACCTATTTCCTTATTTTAATTCTATTTATATCTTCATTTTCATTTTCATTTTCTAAAGGCATTCCCATCGCATTCCCATCGCATATGCCATCGCATATGCCATCGCATTCAAAGAAATATATTTAAAATACTGATTGATAAGAACATAAGGAAAATGGCAGAAATGCATTGCCAAAAAACGTACAACCCCAGGTTATTTATGTTCACCCTGGCCAGGTAAACGCAACCAATGTATGTTATTCCCCAGACCAAAATCATAACTTTTCAATATCAATTCTTTCCCTTATGCTTCTTTTTTTGTCGCATCCACAACAAAAATATTCAATTACGGATTCCTTTTTCACTTTGTCGAAATCATAACCAATCAAAATCCAGGTATGATTACAAAATAATTCCCTAATAAACTTCATCATAATTCTGTTTGTTTACTGTTCATAACTATGTTACACCCATGCCAAAAATGGTGCTTCCGGCCCGGTCACCCTCCGCCCGGTCAATGGCCATTACCAGGGTATCCGTAATATCCGTATACTCTCCAAAGGGAAACGCTTTCAATTCATCAATAAACATATCAACCCAGGCCCCGGATGATTCCAGAAACACCCGCTGCCCCTCAATGTATGGCAACTTTCCCTTCAACCTTTCAACCTTCCCTTCCCTCGGTGGCTTGTCCAGGATAACGTTTAACGGGGTGTACTTCCATAGCATCTGGCCAATGGATAACCCGGAGGCTTTCGGCTCAATGATCACCGCACTTTCCCCGTTCATGCTGTTCCGATTTGTCACCCTGGGAATCTGTTTTAACAGGTCAGGTAATTCCATCCAGGCCCGTTCACAATCCCGGATATACAGATTATTTCCCCAGGTTCCCGCCACCAGTATGGCCGTTGGACAGTTCAATAAATCCTGGGTGTACGCTCCATCAATAAACACATTCCAAACAATCTTTTCCTGGGAATCATACAACCGTTTTTCCAACTCATGCAATTGGAACCGCCCGAACCATTCAGGCCGTACCAGGTTGCCACCCTCTGCAATTGGGTTCTGTGCAAACTGGCCGGAATAATTATTGCTGCCCAGTGATACCCGGAACCCTTTTAAAACGTCGTGGGGTAACCGCTCCGGGTCTAATAATCCATTCATGTACCGGGCTTCCAGGCTGTGCGGAATAACATATTTTGATGCCTCTGCGGGTAAACAAATATGCCTATACATTCCTTCCTTTTTGTTGAGGCAATGGCCCGTTAAATCATTCACTCCCAACCGCTGCATAACAATAATTTTCTGGCTTACCCTGGCATCCGTTAACCTGGTTGGTATTGTGTTATCCCAAAGTTCATTAATCTCATTTAACTGAACTGGTGAGGCTGCCATTTTGGGGTTCAATGGATCATCACAAATAAAAATATCTGCGTGTTTACCTGTTGCGCTTCCCTTTATCCCAATGGCTATACGGCTGCCCCCCTTATCATTGGCATACTCAGATTTTTTGTTCACATCAAATTTCAGTTGGAATACGCTGCCAAAGTTTTCCTGAAACCAATCACTCTGTATAATATCCCTGGATTTCACCGCATGGATAATGGCCAGGTTTTCCGCATAACTGGTTGTGATAAATCTCAGGTGCGGGGAATGTAGCCAACACCAAACCGGGAAAACAATTGTGATTAGTGAGGATTTCAGGGTTGAAGGTGGCACGTTGATAATGGTATCCTGCACCCTGGTTTCCCTGTGCTTTACTTTCAGCAAAATATTTTCCAGTTGTTCGCATAGGTATGCATGATGCCAGTTCCATTTCAACGGGGTTTCCGGCTCAATCACTTTCCAGGCTGCCTTAAAAAAATCTTCCAGGCTATCCCGGTACATCCAAATTTCCGTATGCCTATCGTTCGCATCCATTACCGTATAAATTCACCTGGGTTTGGTAACTCAAATTTTATCCCGCTTTCAAAATCGTAACCATCACAAACCGCCTGTTCCTCAACGGTCAGTTTCATCCTGGCCACCACTTCATCAATGCAATGGTAAAACGGTTTTTCCTCCCGCTCTATTACAACCGGAGTTTTTTTTTCTCCTTTACCAGAACATAAAAATCCAGGTCAATAACTTTGCCCAGGTGCACATCCGATGCCATCAAAATACCATATTTGAACCGCTCCGTTTCCAGGTTGGTTGACATTTTTTCAACTGGTTCTATTTCTGCCATCCGTCCGGTATTTCGCACCATCTCAAAACGTGGTCAGGTTTCATTTCCCGGCCATCCAGCCACCAGGTTTTTTGCTCATGGTGGATAACTTGCATGGTTTTGATCAATCGCATTTCCTTTGCCTCATCATACCAGGCGGGTTTCCAGATGTACGCCAAAATATCCCTGGCATCATTGGGAATATCCTGGGCCGCATCATGCCATGCCATGCAATATTTGTCCTGTTTTGCTACTCTGTTTTTGAACCGTCCCATATTTTATTCCTCCATTGGATTTGAAATTTGTCAACAAGAAAATGAGGTGTCTAAATAGGTTTAGCGGCATTGAATACGTGCTGTCCTACGTCAGGATGAACACAGTTTCTCAAGATTTGTGTTGGGCAATGATTTCCATCATAGTATATGTTTTCATCATAATGGATGCCCAACCAATCTTGTAATTGTTTCTTTGCAGTCAGGTTTTGCCTATTTATGAAATTTTTAAATTCTGGAATATCCATTTGAGGAATATCAAAATTACTCCAAAACAAGTGCCTTCCCAAAGCCGTTGTGGGGGGTACTAGAGGAGCATAATAAGGTTTTACGTTCTCAACAACCCATTTCCCCTTGAAGTTGTGGTAGAGGAGGAGAATCTCTTCATATAGCTTTAGGTCAGCGTATCGGGGTTTCCTGTTGCGACCTGACCGAATCATTCTGCTGTGACTCTGGCACGGTGGACTGCTCCAAATGAAATCGAAGTCTTGGTAGTTCTTCAACAGGTATTCGTGAGCATCTCCAAGTATAACAGTGTCCTTTGGATGATTTACCTGGTAAACGTGTGCGATTTTTTCATCCCATTCAATGGCGGTAACTTTCACATTTTTCCAAAGCTTTCGATTACCGCCTAAACCCGCATATAAATTCAGTACTTTCATATCATTTGTTTTTGAGCGATTCTGGATTTGTATTTGTCCAACCTAAAAGCCATTCAATCCCGGCCTTAATTCCATCTTCATAACTCATGCCTGGTGCAATGCTTTCACCCATTTCCTGGGCCTCTGAACATTGGTTTAACACCCGGTTTACCTCGTTTTCGCTCTGCTTTACGTCCATATCCTAAATCGTTTTAAACATTGTTTTAAGCCTCATACGTGGCACTTCGTTTCAACTGGCCCCGTTACCCGTCTGGGGTGCCGTTCGTTGATTTCCCTGTGGTATCCTGCGGTACAAACGCCTCATTGAGTAACGCCCTCAACCCGTCCAAAAACACTTTGGATAATCTTTTTGTGTCGCAACCAGGTTTTTCAATCTGCTCTTTTATCTGCACCATATCATTCTCAATCTGGATACGTGAAACCCCGTATTCCCTTACAATTTCATACGCCTGGTCAACCAGATTTTCAAACGGATCATTCACCCGCTCCCAGTTCTGCCCTGCCGCTGTCAATTTCTTCATGGTCAATATCTATGGTTTGATTGTCAATCCTGGCCAGGTTGTATAATTCATACCAGGTTTTCCGTTGCTCCCTGGTCAACCTCCCCAGGTCAATATTTGGCTGATTATTTATTTCACCCGAAACCTTCAACTCGGTCATTGATAATCTGCGCCTTTCTTCATCTGAACCAATCAACTTATACAGGGCCATCCGGTCAACCGGGGAAACGCTGTTGGCCATCTTCGCCCTCAATGATACTTTTATTCGCATCCGGTTACTGGCCAGGGCATCTTTTATTGCGTTCATTTCCTCCGATCCCTGTTTGAATTTATAATAGATGGTTGTTTTGGAAATCCCTAACCAATCGGCAATATCTTCAATGAAGAAAAGTTTATTTTCCTCTATGGCAACCAGGGCCTTTGCAAATAGTTCCTCGGTATTTATTGCCATTGTCATTACAGTTGTTTTAATTTCTGGTACATCTCCGGGGAAACAATCAAAACGGTTCCCTGTTGAATACAATCAATTTTCTTTCCGCTCAGAACATTCACTTCCCGCCTGGTTTCTATACTGGTTGCCGGAAACGTTTCATCAACTGGCAATAGTTGTGATTCAATTACCTGGATTGCTCCCTGGCTGTTGTAATTAAAAGTGAATGCATTTGTCATTTCATTTTATCTTTTGCGAACTGAATAAAACGTTTCGTATCATTGGTTGGATACTTCATTTGAAATTCCTTCATGTAGGTTGCCTTTTTGATGAATTCTGACAAATCCCCTGCCAGTAAAAAATCCCACAATCCGGCCCTGGAAATATTACCTGTAACAACCCAGGCCAGGGTTTGCCCCCAAAGGTCACCGATGCCCCCCCATTTTCTAAGTAGTACCCCGGTATCCAAATCTTTGAAACGCATCATTTTCATTGAAATGTTCATTGGGTGTTCCTTCACCAGTTTTACCCTGTCGTACACTTTTTCCGGTGAATCATCCGCATCATATAGCATTAACAGGGAATGGTTTTTGGCCCGGATTTTATTTTCATGCAGGAAATCCAGGGTGAATATAACGGAATCCTTAACCCTGTCGGAATCCCAGGCAAACCGTAACACTTCCCAAACCTTTGGATATTCCAGGAACACTTCCTGAATCTTTTTGTTTTTGTGGAAAATCTCCGCATCCATCGCCTGGTTGAAATCAATTTTTATTCCGCTCTGGTGGCAATATTTCAAAACCTCCCTGAAATGGTTACTGCCACAAGCCAAAATATTATTATCAAAACCGTAGAACTTTTTGTACCTGGCATCAATCTGGGTTTTCCAATCAAATGATTTATCAACCTTCCCCTCCAACCTGGGAACAACGCACCAATCACAACTATTTGGGCAACCCCTGGAAGTGAACCCGTATGAATAATCGTATCCTGTAATTCCGAAATCCGGTGTCAATTTTTCCAGTTCCAAATCCCGGCCAATGAACAGTTCAATATTTTTCCCGGCAAACCATTTTTCAAACTTATCCTGGATCAATGAAAGGGAAACGCCCCCGATGATAATTTTTGCCTCCGGGTACAATTTGCGGTAAGCCAAAACCCATTTTACATCTGATTGGTAATCAAAAAGGAAAATGAAACTGAAATAGATTATATCCGGCCTGTTCCTGGGCCTTTTCCCGGCCATCACCAGGTTAACGTTATCCCCCTGGGCTTTGTGCCTGGCTGACAATCTGAGCAATGCCAGGGGAACAAATACCCGGAAATGCTTTTTGGTTGTATCAATCAATAAAATGTTCATTACGCTTTTGGGTCTGGTGGATCAAAAATACCCTGGATCACCTGTAAAATTGTGGCCTCCGCTTCCAGGTACGCTTCCGAAATTAGGATTTCTTTGTCTAACTGTATTTCCTCCGCATATTTATTGCGGAGTACCATAACCTCAGTAATAAAAGTTTTCGTTTTATCCTCATCATCCATATCCAGGTCAATTTTTTCCACATCGGGAAACGCTGCCTCAACCCCCCAGGCTTCCAGGTCACCTTCCGGCCATTCATTGGCCAGGGTATCCATATCCCACATTCCAAAATTCACATTATCCTTAATGATAAATTCCTTTTTCTGTTCCTCGGTTAAATCCTTTGCCTTTTTAACCCACCCTGCCGGAAGGTTTGTGTAATCCAGTTCCAGTAATGCCCGGTAACGCATATTGCCCCCCAGGATTATACCGTTTTCATCAATCACAATTGGCCGCAATTCCATCATTTTGGGGAATGCCTTAATTGAGGTAACCAATTTCTCCATACGGTCATCTTTGATATACCTGGGGTTTTCCTCATTCAGTCGAATATCTGTAATTTTCATAATGCTTTTAAGATTTGTTTTTGGTCATCTGTTAATTTAAAATGCTTTTGGTACAGGGCCACCGCCTCCGGGTTGTCTGCCAACATTTCCCAATAATAATCATGCCCAGTCATTTGGTGATACCTTAAATCTGTTTTCATCTTCCGCCCTGGTACGCTCTGCCCGTCAAAACTACTACCCCGCCCGGCCTCCAAAACCTGATCAATCCGGGCCTCTGTATATTCCCCGCCTAATCGGTGGCAAAGGTATTCCCGTTGGCATTTCCCAGAATTAAAATGATCATAATTTACAACCTCCTTATGGGTAATGTAATCCGTTTCTCCAAACGCCTCTTTTACATGGGACACCCAAACATCAAAAAGGTTTTGGTGATTTATCCGGGATACCTCCGGTACGAAAGTTAAATATGATGCCCACCAGTTCAATAAATCCCGGACAATCAAAACCGGGGTAACTGTCGTTTGACAGCAATCAATCTGCCCGGCCTCAATCCAATTACATAACGTTCGCCTGTAATCGTATGCCAGGATATTTTCATAGTTTATCAATTTGGCCCCTCCCCTGGTAAACCAGGATTCCGTTTGGTTCATTATAAAATTGTGGCCTGTCCTGCTCCCGGATACAAAAACAATTGTGTTCATGCTGCTTTCCGGTTTATCTGCCTGGATTTCCTGGCTACCTTATTTTTTGCCCTGCGTTTCCAAACCTTCTTTGATTTGGTGCGGATAATCCGGTTATGGGTGATAATGTGGCGGCCAGGTGGTTTTTTCCTGGGTTGGAATAATCCCGTTTGCTTCTTTTCGGGTTCCTTCTTTGGCTCTGGTTGCTTAACGGGTTCCTGCTTCCGCCTGGAAAATATACCCCTGAATAAATCCCTTAATAGTTTCATAAGTTTCATATCTATACAATCTCAATTCCGAAAATTTGATACATATAATTTGAGGTTGGATTTACCCCGTAAGAATTTTCATTATCATACGAATATTTCAAAAACTGGTACTGGTTCAAAGGCTCGTAATTTGTGGTATTCCATATCACCCGGTTATCATTATCCACCTGGCCGCTGCAATAGGTTCTAATTGCATACCATCCGCCCCGGATCAAAACCCCGTCTGAAACATTTACCGTTTGCCAAATCAATTCCGCTGCCGGAACATTTTGGGGATTTGAGGAAACCCGGCTGTGAATATCATTCAAATCAACCTGGGTGCCGCAAACAGGATAATACAAACTGGTATCCACCATATTCAATTGCCAAATCTCAACGTGCAATTTTCCCTGTGGGTTCCCTACTTTGGCCAGGGCCATATACATATCCATAATCCTGTAAGTTGAACTGGCCATGAATAAAGACTGTTTGTAATAATCCGGGTTCCGGTAATATGCATCATGGATTTCCGTACCAATCCCGGTTGCCCTATCCCTGGCCCGTTTCTCATGTGAGTAATAAACCTGGGGTAAATCCTGGGTTGTATCCGGCTCCGCCTCTGTCCAGAAATGCCAGGTACGGTTTTCATTTTGGTACTGGCCCATTGGTAAAAACTGGGTCGAATCATAATGAAATGTTGGCGGCACCTTATCAATTACCACAACATCAAATTGCATACTGGCTGTGTTCCCGTAACAATCCCGGCCAATTAATGTAACCGTTACATCCTGGCCCGGAATCAAAAGGGTTCCTGAGTTTGGGATTTGTGTGAATCCCAGGGAATCAACGCAACAATTATCCCTAACCTCAACGGCCTGGGAATAATCCGGCAAATAGAAATTGCAGGAATCAGTTGCAAAATAATACTGGGTTGGAATCTGGGAAATGCAACAACTGTTTAGCAATATCCCGGCTGCGAAAATCAGAAATAGTTTTTTCATTTTGTCATCATGTTTTTTGATTAGGTAGGCCCATCGGAAACCGATTATTGCGGCCAGGCCCAAAATGGTTAATATGGATAAAATTGTAATCATGCCTTTCGTTTTTCGTTAAACTTACACCATAGGTAATTCAAAAACTGCTTATCTGGTTGGTATTTTTGCTCTGGTGGAATCAAATCTTTTTTGCCATCTCTGTAATCTTCCCGGCTCCATTCCCAACCGCCCCGGCTCTGGTAATTTTCAATGAAATCTTTGGCCAGGTACATGGTTGGTTTTTCGCATAAAAGCAGAACCCCGTAATTCCAATGTGGGGTAACCCTGGCAACGGCTTCCTGAACCCGTTTTGCGCCCGTACAATAGGCCATCCATGAATGCATGAACTTCACATAACCCGGATTGCCTAAATTGTTTTGAAGGCGGCCATATATGTAATGCCTAAACTTGTTTCCCGCATCCCTGTGGAACCCTGCTTTTTTTCTCCAAACCAAACGCCTGGGTTGCATCCGTTCACGAAATTTGAAATCCCGCATCATGGCCCGTTCCAGGTGGCGAAGATTCTTTGGATTCAATAGGGTACGTTTCAACCAGAATAGGTTTGCCCGGTTCATCCAAAATGGAATCTTTATTGCCTTAATCCAAACGGCCTTTGTATCCGCATCCCAATTTTCCATTAACGAAATGGCACAAAGGGTTTGCAAATATGGGTCACGTGTCATTGATCGTTGCCCCCTAAATTTTTCATATCCCTGGGCATGAAATTCCTTCCGCTTTTCCCGGCCAGGCTCCAACCAATCCGGCCACCGTTTATAATCATTCAACAGGTGGATGTTCATTAAAATAAGTTCTTCACTCTGTAAGATCACCGCAAACTTTGCATTCCTTACCATCAAATCACCCATGCCATTGGTTGGGAATCCCCTGGCCCTAATTTCCCATTGTGGGGATTTCTCCAACATACAATCTGAATGCCTTTCAAACTGATCCAATAAAACTAATTCAACCCAATCGTTTTTGCTTTTCATCTGTATTCATTTAAGTAATTTACGCCTGGATATGCATCTGGTTTATCTTCCAGATACCAATTGATAACGGCCATCGCTTCATCAATCCCAACGGCAAAATTGGCCAGGTATCCCCGGTTCTGCAGGTGCTTTAATATTTCCGCCTGTTCCCTGATATGTGAATCTTTTGTCATTGATCCATCTTTCAATAAAATCCTGGTTCCTTCCGCTTTCAGTTCCAAAAGTAAACCGCCAAATCCATGCTTCATTTCATAGATTGTAATATCTGGTTGCCCCCGGTGCGAACGTAACCTGGAAACCTTCGCCTGTAATCCCCGGTGCAATCGTACCCCGCTCATATCGCTGTTGAAAATAACGCCCCGGTATTGCATCCGCAACCAACGGCATAACCCTGAATGTAAACTTTCCTCCCTGTTCATTTCATTAATTTTTTGGCATAAAAAAAGGGCAACCCAGTTTCCCGGATCACCCTACACCCCAACAATCTTTTCAAAGATGAAACCGCACCGTGTATAATGCGGAAAGCAGGAATATTCCAATGCTCTGGTGGCATCCCCCTGAACCCTCTATGGCTTCCATCTTTTACCCTGGTCATATATTGCCAAATCTACGCAATAAAATCCGCCTGGGCAAACGCATTGAGAACCCGGTTTAAACCCTCCCGATATTCCAGGGTTGTTTCTGCCAGGTCAATACATTTTTTGGATTTGTGATAAACTCCGCTCCTATCCCATTTTAATATTCTGAGAAAGTCAGGCGGTTCAAAATCCAGGATCAACCCGGTATAACAAACCCATTGCCGAACGTCAACCAGTTCCCGTTCCCTGGCCTTGCTGTTTACCTGGGTAACGGAAACGCCCCGAACATCACAAGCAAATTGCAAAATATCAACCAGGGTTTGGCTTGGTGGTTTAATCTTCACCTTTTCCGGCTTCACCTTATTTGGCGGCTTAATCGGTTGGGAAATATCCCTGGGTTTTTTAGAGTATTTGGCGAAATTGTGTAACATTTCATCCATTGTCAGGCCCGTTGATTCATACCTGTGGTAAAAATCGGCAAAGGCAAACATTTCAATTTTGCTATACATCCGCCCCCCCTTTCCTGTACTTCCAGAAATCGTACCCGGAATCATCATCATACTTTTCAACTCCCAGTAATTCCCCCAGGCGGTTCCCGGCTTTTTCCATCCCTTCATGGTCACCACAACATCCGCAACCTTTGGCCGCATAGAAATCCGCAAACGCTGCCCTAACCTCCGCCACCTTTGGCCCGGTTAAAAGTTCTGCTTTATCCGCTTCCTGGATGCAAATTGCAATTGGATCATTGTACTTTATAACCTGGGCAACTCCCAGTATTGTTTTGCCCTGAACCAAATATGAATGATTCTCTGTAAATACCTCAAAGGTTTTTAAATCTTTCATCCCTGGCCCCCTTTCTTTTTTTTAGGGCCAATTTCCCAATCAAATTCACTGTGCGGATTTTCCGGCTGCAAATATCCGGCTTCGCAAGTTTCAATTCCATAACCTTCGCATGGACACAATTCAGAGTTTAAACAAGCACATTCCCCAGGTTGAAATAATCCATCAAACCCGTTTTCTTCCAGGTAGTTTTTAACTATCGTTTTTACATCCATCACCCTGGGTATATTTGGTTCATAAACTGGGCCTGGCTATCCTGGTGGATCGGGAAGGATAACCCCCCGGCCACCTCAACGGAAAGAAATGTTCCATCCTGTAATTTGGTTCCTATTCCGGTAATTTTCCGCCTGGGTAAATCCAGGGTCATACCGTTTGTGGCTTTCACTTTTATTCTGTTTGTCATAAGGCTATTTCTTTAACTGGTTTAATAATTTCCTAACCCCCCGGCCATCGGTAACCGTTTTGCCTGTGAACCATCCGCTGTAAGGGAACAGTTTTATAACTGAACCCTTCCAGTTAAACCGGATTTCTGTTTCACTAAATTTGGTTACTGCCAGGCCAATTTTATTAAGTTCGCCCAGGGCATAATTCATACGAACAGGGGAAAGGTTTTTTTCTCTTTCCTGGTCTAATCTGTTGCTCATATCCGCAACTGTTTTGGCATCGTTTTTACATTGTGCTTTGTCCACCTGGGCCGGGGTTCGCCCTTCCTGTAAAACGTTATTTCAATCCCCAGAATTTTCCTTTTTTTCATCCTGTTTGGCTTTTTTCTGTCGTAAATATTCTGCCCTGGTAATCTCGTTACCTGTTACTGGGGAAGGCTTAAAATTTTCTTTCCCGGCCACCAGGTTTGAACCCCCGGCCTGTTTGAAATTTGAAAGTTTTAATTTTCCATCCCGCAAATCCCGCCTGGCAAAACTTCGCATGGTGGCAATCCAATCTTTACGCATATTGCCATTATCTGACCAATCCAATGCGGAATTATAATAAAACTTCACATCCGCATTTTTCAGGTCATCGGTTTTGGCAAATGCCTGGGCTACCTGGGTAATCGTAACATCTGAATTTTTCAGTAAACAATTACCTTTACTTTTATTTACAACTTCATTTCTATTTTCACTTTCATTTTCTAAAGGCATTGCCGTGGCATTGCCATCGCATACCTCAGAAGGTTTTTTATCCCAACGTTTTTTAGCATTTAAACTTTGCTGTGCTGAATGTTTTTTGCGTTTCTGCATTTCTTCATCCATCCGTACATTGAAATATTTGCCCTCGGTATCTTTAGAGAATTTGGATAAAACATCTTCATCCAGGGTTCCGCAAATTTTTAAAACAATCGCTTCCCCCAGGTGGCCTTTTTGGTGCTGAATGCATAACAATTGGATGTACTGCCCAATTTGTGAATCACTCAAACCAATGCACCCAACAATAAAATCTGCCGGGTAAAATAAGACTGCCGGGTCTTTACCCATAGCCTAATTATCAAAACTGTTCTGTGGCTTCTCCGGGTCATTTGGATCAACTTCAAAAAGGGTTCCTGGGCCTGGCTCTGAACTTGCCGGGGCATCAATTTGGTCAGATTGATCCAGTTTTGCATCCTCGTAAATTTCGGCCTCTGTCGGTGTCAACCCCTCAGAATCATTTTTTGCCTGGGGTAACGCTGCCAGTTTTGCATCCGTAATCATCCCGATTTTTTTCAAATCCAAACCGGATTCCATGAACCCCCGCAACTGTTCCATATTCTCGGTGCTGATATTTGGCACCAGGGAAACAACTGGGAACGTGGTTTTATCCCCTGGCTTGTTACCCTTCACCTTTTTTACGGTCAGGTCAAACGGGATATTCACAACCGTTCCGGCCTGGGCTTTGATTTCGTCAAACATGGAACGAATGGCAACCATACTGGATTTATCCCCGGAGGTTGAAAATTTCCAACAACCGAAAATACCCCGGATTGCCGGGATAATAAAATGCAATGTTAAAACTGGTTTCCAGGTCACCCCGTATTGCTTCGTATAAGCCTCCATTTTGGCCCTATCGGTTTCAGGGGCATACTGGGTGCCATCCCACAAATGGAACGTTTCACCATCCCCGTAACCGCTTCTACGGCCCTCATTGTTTCTTCCATCCCATTCCTCAAAACAGGATTGGAAATTATCATCTGAAATAAAGACAATTTGGATTTTGGTTGGCTTGTCTGGGTATGCCTCGTTAAACTTCGCTGCATAATCCCCGGTGGCAATAAAATAATCCAGGGAAACCGGGTATTCCTTCCCGGTTTTTTGGCTTTTGCGTTTCTCCCCAATACGCACATTTCCGATCAACGGCAACCTGGTTGCGGGTTGGCCGGATGTTTTTCTAATAATTCTTGAATTTCTGTTCATCTGTTTGAAATTAAAAGGTTAATAACTTACTCAAAGTTAGCACTTTATCCATTGGGTAATGTACCCGGTATGGCTTGATGCTTTTTTGGCTTTCACAATTCCCAGGGCCTTAACAAATCCCTGCCGTTTAAGCCTCACAATAACCCCTCCCCAGGCTTTATTTGTTGGAGGTTGTGGAATGACCATTTCGGAGGCTTCAACCGCCTGTTCAATGGTAAATGGAGTTTCCGGCCTAATCCAGTTTTTCAAAAACCGTTCCGCCTGTTCGCTCCATGATAGATGCACCTGGTTTGCATGGCTTTCCGCCTGTTGCATACCCCTTTCCTTTAACGCCTGGCCGGAAGGCTCCCTGGGAACCTCCTGACCAAATAAATCAAATTGTTTCATTTTATATTTTTGAACCATTTTTTATGAATCCGCCAAATAACAAAGGCAATTATCAGGATGCAAAAACATCCATACAGGCCAACGAAAACCGCCAACCGTTCCAGGTAATCAACGTTTGGATTCATTTTTTCCTCCTTTCCTTTAGAATCTGGTAAACCAGTACCAGGTACATGATCATGGCCCCGGTTGAAATCCCCAGGGCAAATACGCAAATAGGTTCCATATTATTCATCACGGATTTCCTTTCCTTTAGGTTCCAGTATTGCATAAGGTTCCAGTTTTTCAATGGCTTCCCTTAATCGGGCAATCCCGTTAACCTTTGCCATTATATGGGTATCCTGGCTTAAATGCCATTCCGCCTTTTTGAGAATTTCTATAATTGCCTCCATTATTCACCCTCCTTTCCAATTGCCAGGCCCGTTTCCCCCAGGTCACCATCCATCAAATCATCAACGGTATCATATTTCCAAACCTCAACCGGGGTTTCATCTTCAAACCGCTCTGTTGCCAGTTCAGGTGCCGTTTTGATTTTGTAATTTTCAACCGGATCAACCCCCAGGGTAACAACCCCGGAATAAAAGGTTTTGGTTTTTTCCTCAATCGGTTTCTGGCTCAGTTTATACATTTGAATCATGGTGTACATCTGATCATCACTAAAGGAATCCGTTTGTTCTGCCAGGTGGTAACCAGGTTCCGTTTTCCAGTTTTTCGGTGACCAGTTAAACAGGCGAACATCAATATTACCCAGGTCGGAAGGTGGCGCAAAATTGCGAACCCAAAGGGCCTTATATAATCGCAACTGGGCTGCCGCATCAACCATACCCCCGTATGATTTCCGGCCAGATTTGAAATCAACAATGGCCAGGGAACGAACCCCCTTTGTTGTTAATTTTGGTTGCCCTTTATTGGCACCAGATTTATAAACCTCCCCCCAATCCCCCTTTGTTGGGATTGTCATAATGCAAGGCAAATCAACCGTTCCGGCAATCCCCAGTTCCTTATCACATAAGGAAATTTCAATGGCCAGGGGTTTTACATCATAATCGGAAACCCATTTGGCAAAGGCAATAATATCCTGCTTAATATCCTCAGTCCATTGCCAGGTATTAACAACCCGGTTCTCCCTTTGTGCATACTCATGCACCAGGGAATCAACAAATTGAAGATCAATAGAACCATTTATCAACACATGGGCAAACATTGTGTGCATAAGGGTTCCGTAACTGGCCCGTTCATCCCGGTATTTAATTGCGTTATCATATCCCATATCCGCAATCCATTTTACCAACTGTTCCGCTTTGGGAAGGGTTGCCCCGGTGACTGTCGTAACCCCGGAATAAAAATCATAATCCGGTGTTCCGTTGGTTTCCGTAAGTTCGTTAATCGTAAAATAATGCCTGGCTCCTTTTACATCTAATCGGTAAAGGGTAACAGGCGGAAGTTCCAGGGTTGCATCATCAAAATACATACTCCGAACTTCACCAATTGTAAGGTTCTGGTTGTTCATAATGTTTAAAATTTGAGGTTAAAAAAAACTGTTATTTTGTGGCAAATTCTGCCCGGTGTACTGGTAATCTGTGAATGCTGAATGCTCCAAATTCTGCGGCCCCCTTCCCGGCTTCCAATAACCGCCAAACGGTGGAATATTGGTTGGCTGCCAGGATGGATTCCAACAGGGTTTTCAAATTACCAAACGCCCGGATATTTTCGCCATCTCTTAAAATGTAAATTAAATCTCGCTTCATTAGTTCATACTTATTTCCGGTGGTTCAAATGCTCCATTTTCTACACGAAAGAAACGGCCCCCCCGCTCAATTGATACGCTCCGTACCCGGTATTGATTTACCTGGTGGAACCCCAAACGAACAAAGGAATCCGTTACTTTCATCTTATATCTGGATACATAATACATACACAAATATAATTATATCTGATCAAATGCCAAGAAGTTTACCCGCAATCTGTTCCAGTTCACGTTTGCGCCCGGCCTCGGAATCCCTGGCCAGGGC